TGATGTTAACGCAGTCCGAGGCAGTGCTATCGCCTGCGCTGTAGAAGTGGTTATTAAAGCAAACGCCGTGCCCCCCGCGCATGGCGCTGCCGTGGCCGTGGTGTCCGTAGAAGGTGGAGAGCGGCACTACGTCGAGCGTGATGTCATTTTCGTAAAATTCATACTGAAGGGTGGAAGATTCCGCGCCCTCGGCGTCCCTGGCTCCATGAGCGTCGAGCTGGCCGTGGGGCCCCCAGCAGCCGGAGATCGTGTTATGCCGGCTCACATAAATGGCGCAGTCCTGGCCCTGGGTCGATTGCTTGACACCGTAGAACCGGTTGTCCTCGATGAAGATCGCGTTCTCGGTGCCGAGCGCCGGATAGGAACCGGGCCAGGTGTAGGGATAGGCGCCTTTGACCGCGACGCCGTAGCCGCCGGAGCCGTAATTTGACGTGAGGATGCACCACCTGAAATCGCTGTCCCAGACGGCGCCCTTGCCGCAGCTGTCGACCGCCAGGAGGACGGTGGATTTTTTCTCCACCCAGATATTGTGAAAATTTATTTCCTCATGATCGCGGATGCGGACGCCGTAGCCGCTCGATGAGAAAATCCCCGGTCCTACGCATTTGAAACCGTAGGCCTCAAGCGTCCCCGATGTCATGGTGCGGCTCGATTTATACCAATAGAAGAAGGCCGAACTCTGATTCGACGATGCAGAGAGAGTACCGTTGACCTGGGCCGAGCCGCCCAGCAACCCGGTTATAGGTTCATTGTCCTGGAAGGTGCCATGGATGTCGGAAAGATAGAGCGTACCATAGGTGCCGTTATCGACGATCTTGCGGATCGTGGCCGTCGCCCCGGAGGTGCCGCCGGTTATCGTGTCATCGACCGTAAAATTGACCGTCTGATTGTCATAGTTGAGCGTGCCGCCGATCTGATAAAAGGCGGTGTAGTCGATGCCCTGGCCGTGCATAGAAACGCCGGGCTTGGCGATGACGGCGGCGCTTGAACCCTCGACGACGTTCCAGGCCCCGTCCCGTCCGGCCTGGCCAGCCGGAAGGATGATCGTATCCCCCGCAGAGGCCAGGGCGAAGGCGGCGCGGATCTGCGCAGGGGCCAGACCGGCGGCGTAATACTCAGCCATCCGCTACATCCAAGCCTCGAAATAGGTCATCGTGATCTTCGCTGGCGCGCCGGTGTACTTGAAGAGGTTCGACCGGCCGCCAAGGAGCCGGATGAACATCCCTGTAAACTTGTCGATTATATCCGTCGTCTCCCTCTTGACGGTGCCGTTAACACAGTCCACGATGACGGTCGTCCCATCCACGTTGAGGGCATCCTGGACCCTGAACTCGCGGGCGCTGTCGGTTTCATTCTCAACTTTGAAATCGGGATTGTCGTCGTTGTTGAGGATTGTGATCGTTGGGAAAGTCTCGATCTTCCCGCCTATATCCCACTGGAACTCGTAGGGCGAACTCGTGATCGTGATCTCCTTCTGCACGGCGGTCTTCCCGTACCAGAAGGGGTCGACGGCCAGCATCCGCACTGTAACCGTGCCGTAGTTGTAGCCCACGTTCGAGGGATACTCGTGGGAGACCTCCTCGATCTTCCGGATCCGGATCTGCCGGTCGCGGTTCTGGATCCTGAAGTCCTCCTTGATGAGGTGCTCGGCCAGGGCGTCCCATTTTGAGTTATATTCGGCGTCGGTCGTCGCCCAGATTCGCCCTGAAATCTCGATTATGCGCTGGGAGAACATCCCATCGGAGACGTCCTTGGCGCCGTGGACGTAGGCGACATCGAGGATGGCACTCTTCTTGGCGATCGGCTCGGAGCGGAGCTCGAAGGTTTTGGGAAGGTAGAACTCCTGACCGGCGCTGTCGATCAGCTTGATTTTTTGATCGGCCTGCTCAGTATAGATCACGGGTATGGTCATCATCGTCTCCCTTTGCTGATTGCCCGGATCGTCCGCTCGGCCAGGCGGCGCGAAATCTCGTCGAGGTCGCCGGCATTGTTGATCGCGCCATAGAAGTAATTGGATTGCCGGAGGATGACCCCGGCATCGACCATGCCCCCCGCCTTGTCGAGCGGGATGACCGCCTCCGGGCCGCGCTCGCCGATCATGGCCAGCGTCGGCCGAGTGACGACGGCGCCCTCGCCAAGTTTGATGGCCGAGAAAAGTGTATGAACCGCCGCGGCCCCTATGGCTGCAAGAGCGAGATTCAATGGGAATGGAAATTGCCCCATGATCTTTGTGATTATGTAGGCGATGGCCTGCCCTTCAAGGGTTTTAAGCATGGACCGTACGGAACCTTTTAAATTTTCGGCAAAACTTTTGGAGGACTCAGACCCGGACGTTGCCATTGCTTGAGCATAATCGGCGACCGTTCCGAAAACGGTCTTTGCTTTGGCCTGCACATCATCCATGACTGCACCGATCCCTGTCTTCATATTCACGAAATTTGCGATGACCGAGGCGACCATTTCGGGGACAATGGAATGGCCGACGACATGAGACCATATACTTTTGAAGACGCCGATCGTGTGATCCTTTATGGAAGTGACTATTTCCGCGACTTTATGGAAAAGCCAGGTAAATTTATCCACGATTCCTTGTACGATTGCCTGCACAATCTCCCAGACCGCAGTCCCGAAAGCCGTGAACCCGGTCTTGATCACTTCCCAGCCGCCGACAAAGACTCCCTTGATCGTCTCCCAGATCGTGGTGAAGAACGTCGAGATGGCGGTCCAGACCGTGGTTGCGGCCGTCTGGATCGCCGTCCACACACCGACGATGAAGGTCTGGATCTCTGTCCAATGGGTGATGATGAGAGCGCCAATAGCAATGAGCGCGGTTATGGCGGCCCCGACGAGCCCGATCGGCCCCGTCAGGAGGGTGAATCCGGCGGCAAGCGCGGGGAGCGCGATGAGGATAGGCCCGAAAACCGTCATCAGAACGCCCACGGCGGCGATGAGAGGGAGGAGGACCTTCATCAAGCCTGGATGCTGTGCGATCCAGCCGGTCATGCCCTGGACGATTTTGGTGACCGTCCCAATGAGTGGTGTAAGTACGGGCATAAGTTGTAATGCTACTGAAGCGCCGAGACCTTGGACAGATGTCTGAAGGAGAATTGTTGAATCTTTAAATTTCGCGCAACCCTCGGCCCCCTCTTTTGAAAAAACCATCCCGGCCGCCTTGGTTTTATCGTAAATCTGCTGCAAACCCGCCGAGCCAAGGTTGAGAACTGGGATAAGATCCATCCCGGCCCGACCGAATATCGCTTTAGCCAATGCCGCCTTGGTAGCCCCGTCTTCTATTCCCTTAAATTTGTCCGCGATTTCCAGCAAAATCGTATCAAGGGGCTTGACCTTTCCGGTGGCATCCGTTGAAGATATTCCCAGGGAAGTTAACGCGGCATTGGATGCGACAGACTCGGCATCAAAACTCACCATATTCTTGGCAAGTATGCCCAGACTGCGGGCGAAACCATCCAACGGTACGCCCGCCATTTCCGCAGCTACCCGATAACCGCTTAGAACCTCTGTAGAGATTCCGGTCTTTTGGGATAGTTCGCTTATTTCATGGCCGAGTTCGTAGGTCTTTTTGACCACGAGCCCGAGCGCACCGGTAATCATTCCTCCGGCGGCAGTCATGGCCGTGCCGACACGCCTGAGTGTGCCCGCATGCGTCTCGATGCTTTTCTGGGCGCTCTTCAGGCCGGCTTCGAGGCCGGTCGTATCGGCCCCAATCTTAACGAGGAGTGACTTGATGGTCATTTTATCCCTACGCTTTTTTTCAGCTCCTCAAGCTCCTGTTTGGCCCTTTTCTTGGTCATGGGTTCAATGTCATCTTCCTTGAACGCCCACGGCAAAAGCCTCTTGGGCTTTATCTGCTTCCCTGCGATGGCGCTCACGATGCAGGACGCGAGCCAGGCGGTTCTCTGCCATTCCCGTTTCTCCGCAGCCTCGAAAATCCGGCTACGCTCGGCAAGCTCGGCCGGGGTTAGGTCTTGGAGCTCTCGGGTTGTGATTCCAAGGTCCCGGATGGTTCGACCGAGCTCGTCGCTTTTTTTCCCGGCTCTATCCCCGCATGCGTGGCCAAGGCGCCAGCTATAATCTCGGCCACTCCCGCGATTGTGTATTCCACGCCTATCTTTTCATTGATCATCATTTCGACTTGTTCTGGCGTGAGCGCCTGGTCCTCCCAAATAAGACCAGCCCAGGCGAAAGTCGGAAGCTCGTTGAACGCTACATCCAGGAGATCAGTAAGTTCTTTCCCAGCATATCTTTCGCGCAGAGTCCGGATGGCTTTGAAATCAAACCGTAATCGCCGCGGCCTATCGAGCTTGAGGATGAATTCATTCATCAGGGAACCCGGATGGCCGCGACCGTGAGCGATGCGACGGCCGAATAGGTGATCTGAACCTTGCCGGTCGCGTCGTCGAATCGGTTCTTCGGGAAAGGCCCGATCATCCGTTCCTGGCCGGCAGGGATGGCGACGGCGGCGTCATGGTCAAAGCCCTGATTGCAGACGGCCTGGGAATTCACCGTAACCGTCTGCGAGACTCCGGCTCCGTTTTTGGCATGGATGAACTCGCGGCCCGAGTTGACGAACTCGTCTCCGCCCGCGGCCGCTGCCCCGTAGCTCGGCGTGAGGCCGCCGAGGACAACTATCTGGACTGATAACGTGGCCATGTCTCGCCTCCTGCTTATGCTTCGGTCAAGGCGCCGGTCAGCTTGAGCGAGAAGCTCACGGAAGCTGCATCATCCAGCGGCGCCTCTCCTGCCATCTCGCCCAGCCGGAAATAACCTCGGTAGGTCTTGGCCGGGGTCTTGAGTCTGAGGTCCAGGTCCTTGGGTGTTGAATCCCAGAAGCCCTTCTTCATCTCGACATAGCCGGCATTGTCCTCGATCAGGAAGGCATCGAACTCGATCTCGACGTTCCGGTTCCCGGGAAGGTTCTCCTCCCAGCCGGCGGAGTCCTTGTCGGTGACGTCGATCTCGCCGAGCCCGAAAGTGATCGAGGCATCCTTCTGCCCGCCGACCTTTGTCCAGGCGGGGGACCCATAAGTGCCGGTGTTGACCTCTACGTAGATGTCAATCCCTCTGACTTTAGCCATTTTTTACCTCCTGTTTAGATTCCTTTTTCTCGAGATCCTCGGGAGTCGGCTCCTTCGGTATCTCGACTATTGAGCCGGAGGGAAATTCCGCCGGCGCGAAATAGACCCTTCTGGCCCGGAAGACAAAGGTTATCCGAATCTCAAAAAGCGGCTTCCCCCTCACCCGCATGACGGGATTGAGCGACATGGCGTAGCGCCAGAGCTCCCAGTCGCCGGCGTCGATGGCGTCCTTGCCGGCCTCGATCGCCCGGTCAGTCATCACCAAGAGCTCCGCCGGGGAACCGCTGTAAAGAGAAGCCGGGTAGCGGTATTCGAGGTTCTCCGCGAGCTGTTCGCCAGTGAGGGTGAACGGCGGGAAAACCCCCCAGCTCGGGAGCTCCTTTTTCGGTTCCTTCTCCAGAGCCGGGAAGATGACGACTCTTTTCCTGATGATTTCGCCCAAGTCTATTTTCATCTCAAACCTCCTCGATTAAATATCGAAATCTCAGCACGCCGTGGCGGCTTATGCCATCGATGTCGATGATGATCTCGCTCAGGTCCAGGCCTGAATAGACGGCCCGGAAATTCGGCCCGAGATTAAGCGCCTCGGAACTCAGCGCCCGAAGGACTGCATCCTGAATTTCAGCACACTCTTTCCGCCCCGGGTAGTCGGACCAGACGTGGATGGTCGATGTGACCTCCTGGCCGGGCGAGAACTTGTCCGACCAATCCCGGCCCGAGACCTCGCCCATGACGACGTAGGGCATGGCGACATCCTTCCCGGGGAAGTCGTCGAAGGCCTGGTAACCTGTCTCGGCGATGATCCGGTCGCGCTGGGCCTGGTGGAGAGGGAGGAAGGGTGATTTCATCTCAGTCCCACTTTTTTCCCATGACCTTTTCAAGGCGAATTAGAAGTTCGCCCTCGAAATCCCCATACGCCGGCGTGAGATATGGCCTCGCCCGGAGGCCTCTCTCGGCGATCGCCTTGCAGATCGGCCAGGCACTCTCGAATCCGTGATGGCGGGCCCAGGCCTCGAGCGCCTCCATCGGCGGGAAATGCGGCTTGGTGCCGAATTCGACATAGGGGCCATAATTGGCTGTCGGCCCGATCTCAGCCTCAATCTTCGTCGGCGAGAACTCCGCAAGGATGGTGGTGCTCAGATTCCCCGTATCCATCGCCGCCTGCGTCCTGAGATAGGCCTTAGCGCGGGCCTGGATCTTGAGCGCCATGTCCCCGACCTCGGCCTTAACCTCTGCCTCCTTCTCCTTCGGGACGCGGGCGAGGAGCCGGACGATCTCTTTATCGCCTTTGATCTCGACCCTGAACCTCATTTTGACTCCTTGCAGTAGAGCTCGAGGAACTGGTGAGCCTCGTCGAGGTCGACGATGGATTCGATCTCGAGCGTCCGGCCGCCGGCGCTTATCCGCATGTCCTCCTTAACGTCTTTCCTGAACCTCACCGTGATCCTGTGCGTGACTTCGGCTTGGATCTGGTGGGCAAAGAAGAACTCCCGGCCCGAGAGTGGCTCGATCTTGGCCCATGCCTCCGTGAAGTTTATCCACATCTTGACCTTTCCCCCGTAGCCGTCGTCGGTTTCGATGGCCTGCTGGAAGAAAATCCGGTGCCTCATGTCGCCTATCGATGGCCAACGTGTCCTGGTCATAGGCGGAATATCCTATATGGCCAGCAGATGGCCGAAATCGAAGAGATGATTTTGCCCTCATCGATTATTCCCCGGTTCTCGTAGATAATGGCCAGGGCGATGAAGGCCGCCGTCCTGAGCAAGACCGGGACGTCGGTTGCGTTCTCTCCGTAGCCGGCCTTGACGGTGATGATGAACGACGCGAAGCCCCGGTGGGTCGGCCAGACGCACCCGTCCCTGAGCTGCACCCGCCCGCGCGAACCGCTGATATCAACATCATAGATTGAGGAGGAGACTTCCGTTTTTACCCCGGCGTCACTTATCGTCTCGATCTTCGTCACCTCTTGGAGCGGGGATTTCACGATCTCGATGGAGTCGCCGACCGAATCATAGATGAGCTCGAACGTCTGAGTCAGAAGCGTCCGGCTGGTGAATTTCTCGACCTGGTCCTTTGCCGCCTCAATGAATGCCGTGATGAGCGCGTTGTCGTCGGCGCCGTCGACGCGGAGGTAGTTCTTCGCCTCATCCAAAGTGATTATGACCATCAGGAATCCCTCCTTAACGCATCTGGCGGTTTTCTGGTTGCTGCTTCGGTCGCCCGTCTGCTCATCCCGGCAGCCGCCCGCTTCGCGCCGATGGAAATTATCGGCCCGGATGACCACTCGAACTCCATCATGAAGGCGCCGCCGCTCGCGAGAGTTATGGCCTCGATCAGCTCAAAACCGCACGCCGCTAAAAATTCCGGAGAGTTCGCCGCCAGAATCTCGGCGAGAAGGTCGGCAAGGGCGGAGGCTGATGATGAAGGAGCAGAAAGTAGAGATATGGAAAGGAAAAGCTCTCGAAGGGCAGAATCTGAAAATGTCGGACCACTCAAAAATGTCACGGAATTAAAAAAGTTCATCCCTCCGATGGCAGACCAGGCCGGATTCGAGGCCAGCGACAGGCCGATGAATAAATCGGCGATCGCCGCCATGACAGCCGCCGGCGTGCTACTGAGAATCAGGCCGGCAAAAAAGGCGCCCAAGGCAGACGGGCTTAATGCCGGATTGCTTGCCAGGATAATCGCACCCGGGAAAATACCCAGGCTGCGCGCCATGCTTGCCGCAGGATTCGATAAAAGAGTTAGGACATTCGAGTAGTCCATACCGCCGACCATGGAGGCAGCGGGGATAGAGGGCAGGGTCAACGTGCTAAAAAAGTCTGCCGCCGCCGCCCGGCTTAACGACGGAGTCGAGGCCAGGCCGATGCTCCCGAGTAAATCTGCCGACACGGCGCGAGATAAGGCGGGCGTCGAGACAAAGGCAGCCAGGGATGGGGACAGTGCGATAAAGGCGCCGTGGGAACAGGCGGGCATGGAAGAGATGGTAATGCCTTCCTCAAGGGGGGGGATGCCCTGTATCTGCGCCGGCGCCGCAGGCGAAGGTTGCCAAACCCAGCTCATGCTACTTTCCTAATGCTCCAGTAAATTGCCCTGTCCGTCCCGGCAAGTTTCAATACCGTCACGTCCCATCCCTCGCCGAGGACGAATGTAGGCATGACAAACATCGGTTTCGATTGCGCCCCCATGAGAATCCACTCCTCAACAAGCCGCTGTGTTCCGCTCGAATCATATTTTTCATAGAGACGGATGCGGTACTGTTCGGTGACGGTCATTGCGGAGAAGTCGATGAAGAATTGAAACACGCCGTCCGTCGTTTGCGAAGTCGGGCCGGCCGCATCTCCGGGCAGGCTGTATTCCGTCGTCGAGATAGTCGCATAGTCGTTTGTGTAGGTTATAGCCAATTCACCCTCCTATTCCGACAGCGACTGCATTATATCCACTCGGTGGGGCCGCGTCGGACCAGCCGCGCACATAGAGTGTCTCCCCTGCCGGAACCTCGCAGAATCCTTCAAGCATAGCCTGATAATTCGCCTGTCGTTGATCCTCGGTCGTCCCGCCATAGAACATAAATAAGTTCTGAATAATGGGAATGGGATTCGTCGCGTCACCGTAAGCCAAATCAACGTGAACATAGTGCGCCATTATCGTAGCATTGCTGACTTGGACGCATAGTTGCCACCACCAGAGCGCCCTCGTCGTTGTTCCGAGCG